AAAAAAAAAAAAAAAGGCGAGGAAAAAACAACCGAAGCCGTAACAGACGCTAAAGCAAATTTTAGCCACGTAAAACTAAGTGACGCTAAGAACGCTAGGGGCGTTTATGAAGCGGTAATCCTAGATAGTAAAGCATTTAATGCCGATGAGCTTAAAAAACTAAGTGATAGCGAAATACACGCTTTATACCTAGGGCTAAAGGCGGCTAAAAGGACTAAGGACAATAGCGGCAGCGTACTAGATAAATTTTACGACGCTAAGCCAAACAAAATAGATTTAAATAAAAAATTTGGAGGTAAATAATGGGCTATTTAGATAAAAGAGCTTTTGCAGGACAAGTAGCTAGAGCGGGCGAAAGTGCCGTAACAGCGTTAGCTTATGTAAATAACGATACCGAGGTTATCCTTTTTGGTGTATTCGTAACTAGCAAGGACGGCGGCGTAGCAAAAATAAGCAAAGCAACCGACCAGATTATGGGTGTTAGCCTTAAAATGGGGACTAAGAGCGAAAACAAACCAGGCGAGGTTATGAGCGTTTTATCAATCTCTTATGGTAGCGAAGTTTGGGTACAAGGCAAAGAGGCTCACGGCTTGGCAGTTGGCGACACTATTCAAGTAGAAGCAACAGCAGGTGCAGACGCTGGCAAAGTAGCTAAAGCAGCAACGCTAGCAGCAACAGCAGCTAAAGACAAATTTTACGTTACCGAAGTAAGCGGCAATCTTGTAAAACTAATGAGAAAGGAATAATATGAAACTAAGAGACGAGGAAATTTTAAGCCAGCTTGCGTCGGCAGCGGCTAGTTTTAACGAGGGCTTTAAAGAGCGTGAATATCCAGAAGTACAACTAGCTAATTTTGTGCCTATCACACAAAAGGGCGATGAGAGCATTGACGCATTAGACTACGGCGAGATCGAGGGTACTCAAGATTTAGAAAACGGCTTAATTGACGAGAACACTACATCACTAGAAACCGAGGATTTAAACATCACAGCCAAAAAAGGCTTATACCTAAGCTGGGCTAAGTCAGCGGTCTATACTAGTGAAGCAGTAGCTAGGGCTAAAAGACTAGAAATTGAGCTAGACACAGCAAAGCTTAGCAACCTTGAGCGTGTAGCGCTTTTAACAATGCAAAAAACAGCGCTTGTCGGTCACACTAAATTGCCAGCGGTGCAAGGCTTGTTAAACAACACTAGCGTAAAAGCAAAAGACCTAACAGCTGGTGCGGCTATTAGTGCAATGACTGGTGCAGAAGCTAGAGCGTTTTTCTTGTCGCTAATTGAGTTTGGCTACGAGCAAAATGGCGGTCTATTAATCCCTAATACGATAGCAATAGATAGTAAAGACCTTATGGCACTAGCTAGCAAATATGACAACTCTATTGGTGCGGTAAATGGTGGCGTAAATGCACTAACCGCTATTAAAGAGGCATTATCACAAAGCACAGGCGTTGATGTTAATATCGTTGGCATACCTTTAGGCTTCGCACAAGGCTTAGGTGGTGGCAAGGGCAAAAACCGCGCCGTTGTATATACAAAGAGCGAGGACGTCCTAAGCACCGACTGGGCTTTATCGCCAACAGCAATGCAACCATTTCAAAGAAGCGTGCTAAGCTGGGAAATTGCCGTTAAAGCCAAATTTACGGGTACATTAATTCGCCAGCTTGACAAAGTGGCTTACGTAAATTATAAGGCTTAATAATGACAGCAGCCGATTTTTTAAATAAATTCTCCGAGTTTAAAGCGGTAGACGAAACACGCATTAAGCTAAGTTTAGACGAGGCAAAGCTACAAGTTACCGAGAAAATTTGGGGGCGTTTTTACGAGGTCGGCGTTTTACACTTAGCGGCTCACATTTTGGCAACGCAGGGGGCATTAAGCACGGAAGCTAATGCCAGCCCCCAACCTTTGCGAGAGATAGGCAGTAAAGCCGTAGGCAGCCTAAGCGTAAGCTATACAAGTGGGAAAACTGGCTTTGAGAGTGAAAGCGGAAGCTATTATTTGACTAAATATGGACAACGCTACCTAGAGCTTAAAAAGCTAGTAACTCCACATTTTGGGCTAGTTAGATGATCGAAAAACTAGAGGGTAAGATAACCGAATTAAAAGGGCTTAGCGTGGTGGTAGGTGTAACCGCAAAAAGCAACGCTAGAAGCGACGAGCTAACCAACGCAGACCTAGCTATGATCCACGAGTTTGGTAGTCCAGCACACAATATCCCAGAGCGCTCATTTTTACGTAAGCCTTTGATAAACAATGCTGAAGCGGTAGCCAACTTGGCAAAAAACGCAATAGGAAAATTTATCGCAGGCGAAATATCGCTAGAAACAGCGCTAGGATATGTAGGCGAGGAAGCTAAGGGCATAAGCAAAGAGGCAGTAACTAACGGCATAAGCCCAGCTTTAAAACCAGCCACGATTAAACGTAAAAAAAGCTCAAAGCCTCTAATTGATACGGGGCAGTTGCTAAATTCTATCACTTACGAGGTACGAAAATGATAAACGTTAGCGAACTAATAGAGGATAGTGATTTTTGCCAAATTATCAAAAGAGGCGATGACGAGTTTAAGGCGGTGGTGCAGTTTTTGAGTAATGACGAAATGCAAAGACTACCAGAGGGGGAAAGATACAAAGAAGCGATTAGGATAGATACAAAATTTAACCTAAACTTGCAAGATGTAATCACTTACAAGGGCATAAATTACCGCATTATCAATATGCAAGATTGGAGCGAATATGGATACAAAAACTTTGCAGGCGTTAGATTTGACGGGCTTGAAAGTTTTGATAGCCAAGGCTTTGAGCGTAGATGAAAGCCTAGTGCGTGATAGCTACTCCAAAACGCTAAATGATAAGACGGCATATTTAACGCTTCATTTGCTAACTAGCACGCAAAAAGGGCGTGAGTATAAATTTATCGAGGGCGAAAAAGAGGTTATCACTTCAACACGTGAAGCCGTGGTTAGCGTAAATGCTTTTGGCAAAAATGCGAACTTCATAATCGAAAAATTAAACAGCCTTTTTTACTCTAGTGAGTGTTTAAGAGAGCTTAAAATTTTAGGCTTAGGGCTGGTAACGATTAGCCCTATTAGGAACTTAAGCCAAATAGTAGGTGGTGGCGTAGAGGAGCGAGCTAGTATAGATTTGACGCTAAGTTACATAAATAGAGTGGAAGTTTCTCAAAACGAGATTAAAAAAGCCGAGATTAAAACGGCAGATTTTGGCATAAAGGTAAATAGATGAGTTTAACAATAAAAAGGATAGTAAATATCCAGCTAAACGAACAAGGGCAGATCGCAAAGAATAGAGATTTTAGCGTAATAGCTATTTTAAGCGATGATTGGTGCGAGGCTTTCGATGATGTAAATACAAGATTTGTAAGTATCGCTAGTGCAAACGACGCCGCCCTAAATTTTGGCAGTGAAAGCAGAGCAACTAAAGCTGCCAAAGCTATTTTTAGCGTGAGCGGTGTAAAAAAGGCGATCGTTGCTAAGTGGGTAAAAGAGAACAAGACAACACAAGCAACAGCTAATGAATTAAGAGGCTCGGCGCTTAACGTAGGCATTAATAAATTAAAGGCTATCACAAGTGGCAGCTTTAAGCTAAACATAGGCGGAGCGGATAAAGTTTATACAAATTTGGATTTTAGCTCGTGTGTAGATTTTGAGGCGGTGGCAACAAAACTAACAGCGGCGATTAGCAAAGACGGAATAAAGGCAGTATATGACGCAGAGGGTAACCGCTTAATAATTAGAGCGGCAACGGCTGGCAAAAATGACAACACAAGACTAGGCTATTTTGAGAAAGCAGATAGTGGCGACTTTATAGGCGTGCTTTTAAACCTAGTTAGCGGTAAGAGTGATATTTACGTAGGTAAAGATAGCGTAACGCAGAAAAAAGAGAGCCTAAGCGAGGCGTTAGATAAATTATTCAACGCAACACAAGGCTTTTACGGCGTTTATTCGTCAGCTATTTTGGCAGACGAGGAAGTAGCAGAGTTAAACGAGTGGATCACTTCAGCACAAAACCCAAGCGTGGCAGGCTATACGATCACGCGTAAAGCCCAGCTTGAAAGCGAAAAAACAAACGTAATAAAAAAAATAGCCGACAAAGACAGCGGACGATTTTTTGCAACATACAACAACACTGGCGACGAACACGCAGGTGCTGAATTACTAGCAAAAGCATTAAGCACTAATTGGGAGGGCAGCAACACAGCTCAAACAATGAAATTTAAAAACCTAAAAACGGCTGGTACCGATGAAACGATCACGCTAAATTTAGCCGAAAAATGCGACAAACTAGGCGTAAATTATTATACCGATTATGACGGCGTAAGCATGATAGCCGAGGGCGTAGCGTTGGGCGGTAAATTTATTGACGAAGTAGTAGGGCTTGACGCTTTTAACAACCGCACGCAAATAGCAGTATTTAATGTGCTTAAGGGCGCTAAAAAAGTGCCACAAACCGATAAAGGACAAGTAAGACTAATAGCAGCGGTTAAGCAAGTTTGCGAGCAATTTGTTAAAAATGGCTTTATTGCAGCGGGAGAGTGGCGTGGCGATCCAGTTGGCACACTAGAAAGTGGCGATTATTTGGATTTAGGCTATTACGTTTTTAGCCCTAGTTATACCGAGCAACTACAAGCAGATAGGGAAGCTAGAAAGTCAGTGCCTATCAATGTGGCTATTAAGCTAGCTGGTGCAATACACAGCGTCGATATTTTAATTAATTACAACAGATAAGGGGCTAAAATGGCAAGATACCAACACGATACGATCGTTTTACTACTAAACGGCTACGAAATAACCGCTTATGCAGACGGAAGCGACGTAATAAGCATAGAAAACGCAGCCGACGCTGGAGCTTATACAATAGGCGCTAGCGGTAGAGGTGTATTTACGGGCAGTTGCAACCAAAGCGGCACGCTAACTTTAAAGCTTTTACAACACAGCGAGGATTGTAAATTTTTACAAGACCTTTACAATCAACAGCGCACAGAGTTTAAAAGCTTTAGCCCTATGACAATGGAGTTTAAGGACACGCTAAACGGCGATGAATTAAGCGGGCTAAACGGCTTTTTCGTAAATGATGGCGGACTAAAAAGAGGTGACGCACACAACCCAACCGAGTTTAAAATCGCCTTTGAAAGAATAAGCAAACGCCTAGAAAATGGAGCTGGTAACTAATGCAAACATACGAGCTAATGATAAACGAAAATAAGTACGTTTTAAGAAGTGCTAATTTTTTTGAAACCAAAACGCAGTTGCAAAGCCTTTTAGGACTAGCCAAAGACGCTATCAAAATGCAAGGCGAGGACGTAAATATCGACGTAGGGCAAATAATAGCTAATATAGGTAGTGCGGCGTTTAGTGGCGTAGAAAATTTTATTTTAAAATACGCTAGTGTGATAAATGCAGAGGGTGGCGAAATACTATTAAGAAATGTTAGCCAAGCAGAAACGCATTTTAATGCCAACAGAGGTGACTACGCACAGCTTATTTTAGAGGGGTTAAAATACCATTTTTTAGACTTCTTACCCGCTGGGGCAAAATCCTTAACGGGTATAACAGCCTACCTAAACAAGGCATAAAAAGCGAGTTTGATATAGATTATTTGGTGTGGCTACCTATCATAAAAGGTTATGCCACGCTAAACGACCTACGCACTATTTACGACCTAGAGGACGCAATAGCAATGCACGAGGTTATTATCGAACTATTAAACGAGGAGCGCCGAGCCTTAGAAAAACAATAAGGCTTAGCCCTCTATTTTTTTACTTCTATTTTTTATTATTTCTATTTCGTCAAAAGTTAAATTACTCAAAAAATCAAGTAACTTAAAGCGCCAGTTATTCTCCCCTGATTTAGCCCAGTCGTTTAACGTGGCGTAGGGAATACCAAAAATCTCTACAAAGTCTTTACGCTTTGGCGTTTTATTTTTTTGCAT